CTATGGGCCGAGGCCGTTTCCCCGCCGTCCAGGGCCGTGCTTGGAAGCCGGGCCGACGCCCAGGTGCCGGGCGACGAACTCGCCGCCCTTGATCTCCAGGATCTGCAGGAGCGGGTAGACGCTGAACCCCGCGATCAGCAGGGTGCCGTCCCGATAGGCGAAGTCCGCCGGCAGGAAATCGCCCACCACCTGCCCGATGAAGAAGCCAAGCGCGATGTTGGTGAGGAAGCGCAGCCAGTTGAGCGGCACGTTCCTGGTCACGTGCGCGTAGAGATAGTTCGCCATCGCGCCGAACGACGCGACGGCCCCATTGACCGCAAGTTCGTAGAACGCGGTGTGCTTGTCCATGGCGGCCCTATCAGCGCGGGTTTGGAAAAGGCGGGACGCGACTATTCCTGTCCCGCCGTGGAAGCGGCCTTGCCCACGTCCTCCTGCTCCGGCGTGAACAGCTCGGCGGTGATGTCCACGGCGTAGCCGTTCGCGTCGAACCGGTGCTCCACGGTGGTGACGCGCCACTCCGTCGGCAGGCCGGGGCGGAAGCCTTGCAGCCTCAGCTTCTGCTCGGCCATGAACCGCGGGTCGCCGATGGTGGTGCAGCTGAACTTGGCCGATCCCCGGTCCTTCCGGTTCTTGGTGCCGGCGGCGTCCGCCGCCGCCGCCTTGGCGTCGGCGCACGCGAAGCGGGTGTTCTGGTGGGGCGGCGCCCCAGCCTGCGCCTGCTTCTGCGCGGCGGCGTCCTTGTCCCAGTAGGCCGTCTGGACGCCGCCGGCCGGTCCCCTGGCGTCCTTGGCCTTGCCGGCTTCGGCGCGTGCCTTGTAGCTGTAGGTCCACTTGGACAGCCGGTCCATCCGTACGACGGCTTCGGGCAGCGCCTTGCCGCTGACGGCCTTGGCCTTGCCCTTCGGCGCCAGCACCAGCATGCCGTTGACCGGCTTGACCACCGCGTCGTGCCGCTCGGCCAGGCGGTGGAGGAAGGCCATGGGGCTTTCGTTGGTCTGGTCCTCGTGCGCCACCGGCACCGCGGCCAGCGCCGGGTCCAGCCGGGCCTGGTAGCCGTGCGCCCTCGCAACCTCCTGCACGATGGCGCCCAGCGTGGTGGCGTCCCAGGACCGCGAGGTGGGCGTGCGGAAGGGGCCCACCATATCGGCGGCCTTGGCGCCAACCTTCAGCGTCTCGGGCGGGCCGCTGTGCTCGACCTCGTCCACCAGGAAGCTGCCCATGGGCAGCATGCCGGTCTCCTCGTAGCCCAGCGACAGCTCCAGCCGGCATCCCACGTCGGGCAGCGCCACATGCGCGCCGTCCGCCGGGCGCGGCCGGTCGTCGAGCTGGATGGTGAGGCGGTCGGACTTGGCCTCCGCCTCGTCGTGGCAGGCGATGGACAGCAGGCGGTCGCGGATGTTGGCCGTGATGTCCCGGCCGTCCGCCAGCAGTTTGAAGGCAGGGCGCATGGTCACCCCCAGATCCGGACGACGCGCTGCGTCGTCCCGGCGGGCAGGTCCGGCAGCGTGACGGTGCGGCCGGCGGGGAGGACGACGCCCGCGTCGGCCAGCCCCGGGTTGGCGTCCAGCACGGCCTCCACGGCGCCGGTGCGGCTGCCGTAGTGCTTCCAGGCCACGTAATCCACCATGTCCCCGTTCCTCGTGACGTAGAGCGCGGTCATGCGCCGTCCTCCTGCTCATCCTCGCCGTAGGCGGTCAGCTTCAGGGTGAACTCCAGCTTCCGGGGCTGGCCGTCGTCGGTGAACACCGTGCCGGTCTCGGCGACCGATTCGATGCACCAGAGGCCCAGCACCCGCCCGGTGCCGTCGACGAGGTCGAGCGGCACGCCCAGGCTGGCGAGGTCGCGCATGGCCGGAACCTGCTCCAGCCCGCCCCGGAAGGCCGGGTAGATGGTGCCCTTCAGCTCCACCGTCTCGGCGTCAGGGCCGGTGAACTGGAGCGCCGGCAGCCGGCCGAGCCGGTTCTGCTTCTCCCACCGGAAGGCCTGCGAGCGCTGCAGGCTCTGGTAGGCCGCCGTCCCCACCTCGAAGCGGAAATCGCCCAATGCCAGCATGATGCGTTCGGCCATGGTTCACACTCCTCCCCACAGGGCGGCGCCGGCCGCCGATTGCTGGCGCCACTGCCATTCCTCCATGGCGCGGCGGGTGGCGCCCTCCACCTCGCGGCGGAGCACGTCGATGTCCGCCATGCCGTTCACCGTGACGGCGACGGTGACGGGGGCACTGATCTGGCTGACCGGCGGGGTGGCCATGGCGCCGAGCGGCGGCATGCCCGGAACCGCCGCCGGGATGCCGGCGGCTTGGGCCGGGTTGGCCGCCTGGACGATGCCCGGCATCGGCATGGGGCCGTAGATCATTGCCCGACCCGCCGCCAGGGCCCCGGCAGAGGCCGGAAGAACCGGCGGCGGCGGCTTGACCGGTGGAGGCACCGGCGGCGTCGCCACCTGACTCACCGCGGAGGGCTTCTCGGCCACCGGTGGCGGAGCCGGCGGAGCGGGCGGCGGAGCATCGGGAAAGGTGATTCCCAGCTTGTCCTTGGCCCAATCCGGCAACCAGTCGGTCATCGCCTTCAAGGCAGCCCACAGGCTGTTGATGAGATTGGTCCCGATTGCGGACAGGTTCAGGCCGGTCAGCTTCAGCACGATGTCGCTGATGCCTTGCCACAAGGCGCTGAAATAAGGCCCCACCGCCTCCCAGTTTTCCCACAGGACGTAAGCCATGCCGGCCAGGGCCGCCACGCCCAGCACGATCACGCCCAAAGGGTTCGTCGCCATCACCAGACTGAGGGACGCAAACACGCTGCCGCTCATCCGAAGGGCGAAGATGAAGGTGTCGATCGCCTTCACCGCCGCTATGACACCACCGATCACCGCGCCGATGCCGGCCACCACGTTGCCGACGGCCATCATCGCCAGCGACGCGCCGACGCGCACGAAGCCGGCGGCGAGGCCGCCCAGCGCCATGCCGAGCTGCAGCACGGACGCCAGCAGCCCCGCGTTCATCACGAACGCGACGAGGATGACGGCGTTCTCCCAGCCGCCCAGCCACGCGACCACGCTCCTCACGGTGTCCACGAAGCGGGACACCGTGTCGGTCACGGTGGTGAACACCTGCGCCCAGTTCACGCCGGCCAGCTTGCCCTCGATGGCCTGCATGGCGCCGGTGAAGGCGTCGGAGATCCGCCTGGCCCAGGCCTGGAGCGTGCCGTCCGCCTTCCACTGGTTGATCAGGTCCAGGACGGCGCGCAGCTTGCCCTTCAGGTATTCGAAGGTGCCGGCGTCGCCGATCATTTGCAGGAACCCGGACCCGGCGTCCTGCAGCTTCAGCCACATGGCGTTCCAGGTGCGGGACAGATTGTCCATGGCGCCGGTGTAGCCCTTCGCCTGGAACACCTGCATGACCATGGCCTGCAGGGCCTGGGCGTCGTTCTCGGCCGCCGTGAAGACCCGCTGCCTGCCGTCCTTGTCGGCGACCGTGTAGGTGACCTTGCCGTCCTTGGTTTCGGCACGGCCGCCGACCACGTCGCGCAGACGGTCGAACTTGCCGCCGGCGGCCCCGGCCATGGCGTCCACCATCTGCGCCAGCGGCTTGCCCGTCGCGGCGGCGGCGTCGCCGACCGCCTGCAGCGTGCCGTCCGTCGGGTCGATGCCCTGCGCCTTCAGGCGGATGAAGGCGTCGGTGACCGCGTCGACGCTGAACGGGGTCTTCTCGGCGAACGTATCGATCCACGCCATGCTCTCCTTCGCCCCGGCGTTGCTGCCGAGAAGCGAGGTGAGCACGGCCTCGTACTGCTCGGCCTGGGCCGACGCCTCCACGACGCCGCGGCCGAGGCTGACGGCCACGTCGCGCAGGCTGAGCCCGCCCAGGCCGGCCATGTCCAGCATGGAGCCGGACAGGGCGGACACCCTGCCCGTCACGTCGGTGACGCTGCCGCGGAGCGTCTTGAACCGGGTGTCCAGGTCATCCAGGCCGAGATCGCGCGGACCGCCCATGCGCATCATGGCCTTCGGCAGGGCGGGAATCCGCTTCACGGCGGCGACGGCCCCGTCGCCCAAAGCCTGAACGACGCCGTTCAGGCGGACGAACGGACCGGCGAGCAGGGCCGCCGCCTCGTTCATCATCCGCACCGGGGCCGTCAGGCGGTCCACGGCCGCGATGGTTATGGTGATCTTCCCTTCAGCCACGGCTGCCTCCGGCCCCGGCCCCGCGTTCCCGCGCCAGCGCGTGCCAGCGCAGGAGGTCCGGGGCCTCCATGTCGTCCATCACGTCCGGCGTCCAGCCGAACACCACGGCGATGTCGGCCATCGCCGCCCACGCCGAATCCGGGGCTAATCCCGCCCCTTCCCGGTAAAACCCGCGACCACCTCCGCGATGGCCTCCAGGTCACCGGCGTCGATCTCGTCCACCTCCTGGGGCGTGAGTTCGGCCAGGGTGGAGATCATCCACAGCGTCTTGTCGAGGTCGGAGCCCTTCTGCTTGTCCATGCGCCGCAGGTCGCCGACCTTGGGGCGGCGCAGCGTGACGTCGGCGATGGTCCGCCCGCCCACGGTGACGGGAACGGAAAGGGTGACGGTGCGCGGCCCGCCGGCCGCCGTGAACTGCGTGTCGGTCATGTCCCGGTATCCTTTTCGGGGAGGCTTTTTGGAAACGGCACGGGCCGGCCGCGGACATCCGCGCCGGCCCGTGCCGTGGTCACGAGGCGTGGTCAGGAGAGGCGGTCAGGCTCAGGGAAAGCTGAAGAAGCCGCTGTTCAGGCCGATGGCGTCGCGCACCGCCGCCAGCTGGTCGGCGCCGGCGATCCGGCGGACCATGTTGACGGCGTCGATCTCCACCAGCTCCTCGCCGCCGGCCTCCAGCTTGTAGTAGGAGAGCGCGCCGGTGATGGTCAGGGTGGACTTGTCGCCCGCCTTCCACTTGCCGGCGTCCAGCTCCTTCCAGCCGCCGCGCATGGAGATGGCGACGGCCAGCACGTCGGCGCTGCCCTGTGCCTGGAACGCGCCGCGCACGGTGATGGCCTTGCCCTCGCTGTCCAGCAGGCCGAAGGAGGCGAACACCTCGGGCTCGAAATCGGAGAGCACCATGGCGATCTCCAGTTTCTCCATGCCCATGTCGAGCGCCACCGGCACGTCCATGCCGCCGGCGCGGTGCTCCTCGGTCTTGATGGTCAGCTTGGGCAGCGTCACCTCGTCCACGCGGCCGGCGTAGCCGGTGCCGTCCAGGAACAGGTTGAGGTTCTTCAGAACCCTGGGAAGCTGGATGGCCATTTACAGGATCTCCGCGATGTAGTCGTTCACGAGCTGCGAACGGAAGGTGATGTGTTCGGCCGGGTACGGCGGGGTGAAGTCGAAGTTGAAGAAGACCTTCCCCTGCGTGATGTTGGCCGGGCTGTTCAGGTCCGGGTCCGGCCAGCAGCGGCCGCCCAGGATGGCGCCCTGCGCCTTCAGGCTGCGCAGGTACGCGTTCACGCCCTCCGTCACGTCCTGCAGGTACGTGCCGGTGATGTTGCGGTCGACCGCCCACAGGTGGGCGCGCTGCAGGCTGTCGTTGATCAGGTCGGCGGTGCGGCGGACCGACAGGAACGCCCACTTCGGATCGGCCGCGCAGGTGCGGTTGCCCCACAGGCGGAAGCCGTCCTCGCGGATGACCGTCGCCACCTCGCGCTCGTTCAGGTAGTTCGCCCGGCAGTTGGCGTCGCCCAGCGTGAAGTCCACGGCGCGGACGGTGCCGACGATGCCGTTGATCACCTGGTTCGACGGGCTCCACCAGAAGCCGCGGTCGTTGTCCATCTTGGCGATCAGCCCGGCCACGCGGGCCGACAGCGGCTCGTCCACCACGGCACCGCCGCGCACCACCTTGGCCCAGGGATCGACCACGAACACGCGCGGCGAGCCCCAGTCGCCGCGGTAGGCGATGGCGGCCGCGTCCGTCGCGTTCGGGCCGTCGGCGATGATCACCGCGCGGGTGCGCTCGGCGATGCCCAGCAGCTCCGCCACCACCGGGTTGGCGACCGTGCCCAGGCTGGCGGTGGCCGTGGCGCCGGTGCCGGAGCCGGAGATGGTGACGGTGGCGCTGGTGTAGCCGAAGCCCGGCTTGGTGACGGTGACGCCGGTGACGGCGCCGGCCGTGATCACGGCCTTGGCCTCCGCCCCCACGCCGTCGCCGGTGATGGTGACGGTGGTGCCGGTGGCCGCATAGCCGCTGCCGCCGGCCCCCACGGCCACGCCGGTGACGCCGCCGGTGGTGCGCTGGTGGGTGAAGCCCGGCGCGCACAGGATGCGCGGCACGACGCCCAGCGCCGTGCGCGCCGACAGGAGTGCGTGCACGCCTTCATAGGCGCCGGTGGTGCCGTTCACGCCGCCCAGCAGGTTGGCCATGGTCTCGTCGGCGTCGGACCCCTCGGCCACGCGGACGACGACGACCATGGCGCCGATCTGGTCGAAGATGCCCTCCAGCGCGGCCGGCAGGGTGCCCTTGCCGTCGCCGGTGGTGTCCAGCTTGGCCGCCTCCTGGCGGCTGCCGGCGACCAGCACGGGCGTGTCCAGCGGGAAGGCCGCGGCGTCCGCTTCGGGTGCCGTGCCGACGACGCCGATGATGGAGGACTTCACGGTACGGATGGGGCGCGGGCCGTTGTCGATTTCGACGACTTCCACGCCGTGGAGAAACTGTTCCGGCATTCCGGTGTGCTCCCAAGGCTTTCGGGAAAAGAAAAAGCCCGCCGAAGGCGGGCCGAACGTCGGACGGATCGCTGCGGCCGCTTACGCCGGCCAGCCCTCGTCCTTTTCGGCGTCGTACGTGGCGAGGACCTCGTCGACCGTGTCGGCCAGGTCGATCAGCTCGCCGATGGCCTGTTCGCGGGCGAAGCACGCGCGGACATGCGCGCCCACCGCCCGGCCGACGGCCTGCATCTGCGCGCCGGTGAGCGTCACCCACCCGCTGGCCGCCTTGAACGCCACCGGGGCGTCCGGCTCCAGCTGCGCCAGCGCCACGGCGTTGCCGATCATGGCTTGGCTCTCGCGGTCGGTGCGCAGCCCGGTGCCGTCCGGCAGGGTGAGCCCGCCGGTCTCCGCCGCGTAGCGGCGGGCGGCGATGCGGGACTTGGCCTGCTGCCTGAGGTGGTCGAGGGTCGGGGGGGCGAGGCTGCCGTCTTCACCGGCCACGTAGCTGTGGTCGGCCCAGCCGCGCAGGGCGTCCGGAACCGGAACCCACGTGATGGAGGGGTGGAAACGCCCCTCCGGATCGTCCATCACGAACTCGGCGCAACGGTTTTCGTCGTCAATGCGTGACCACATTGCAGTGCCTCCTTATGCGGCGTTGTTCGGATAGGAGCGGCTCTGCCCCCAGATGATGCGGACAGCGCCACTGCCACCGGTGCCGTCGTCATCCTCACCATTGTGTTGACCAGCACCGCCGCCGCCGAAGGCACCGCCGGTACCAGCGTAGAACCCGGCTTGGGCGCTGCCGTTGGCACCGCCGCTGCCGCCGCCCCCGCCGCTGCGCAAGGTGCCTCCCTCACCGTTGGCACCCATGCCAAACAATCCGACACCACCACCGGCCCCACCCCAGCCAGCACCGCCACCGCCGCCGCCTCCAGCGCCGGCGGTACCCCCGGTCAAACCGCCACCGCTGCCGCCGCGGCCACCGGTGCCGCCATTCCCCGAATAGCCGGCCGCGCCGCCACCGCCACCGCCATAGTTTCCGCCATCCCACGGGCCACCAGCGCCGCCGGTGCCGCCGCCATCACCACCGAAACCACCGCCACCAGTGCCCCCATCGCCAGCGCCCGGACCAGTAGCACCACCATAAGCCGTGATGAAGGTGCCGAACGATGACGACCCGCCGGCCTGCCGGGGTCCCCCGCCGGCTCCGACCGTCACTGTGATCGCCTGACCCGGCGTTACCGCCAGCCCATTCTTGTAGCGCAGGCCACCGCCGCCGCCGCCGCCAACATTGCCGCCGCCACCGCCGCCGACGCACACCACGGATACGGACGTGACCCCGGCGGGAACGGTGAAGGTGTGGTTGCCGGGCGTGGTGTACTGTTGCGAACCGCTGGCCATGGCGATGGTGAAGTTGGTGGCCGACGAATACGCACCCCACCCCGTGCTCACACCCTTATGCCGCACGCGGAAGTAGTGCGTGGTCAGCGATGCCAGGGATGTGCCGGCCGGGATGGTGTGGCTGGTGAGATCGGCGCTCTCGCCGCTGTCGTACACCACCGACGTGAACCCGGCGTCGGTAGCGACCTGCCACTGCGACTTCGCGTGCGTGTCGCCGCCGCCGGGAATGAAGAACGCCGAGGTCTGCAGCGTCACCGGCAGCGTCACGCCGGTGGCCGCGTTGGCCGGCGCCGTGTTCGTGGGCGCGGCCGGCAGGGCCTGCGTGGTGAAGCTGGTGGGCGCCGACCAGGGGGAGAGGCCCAGGGCCGTGCCCTTGTAGCGGGCGCGGAAATAATAGGTGGTCTGGTCCGCCAGCGTGTTGGCGGGCACGGTGTGGTTGGTGCTGGCCACGGTTTCCCCCGTGTCGTAGACGATGGCCGTGAACGCCGCGTCCGTCGCGACCTGCCACTGCGACGCGGCGTGGGTGTCGGTGCCGCCCACCACCAGGAAGCCGGACGCCTGCAGCGTCGGCACGGTGGAGGCACTCTTGGTCCCGCTGGCGGGTGCAGTGTTCAGCGGTTGCTGGACGTAGCGGAAGACGGCGCCGGTCGAGAACGCGGTCGGCTTCGACCACGGCGACCACGTGCCGTCCGCGTCGCGGTAGCGGGCCTGCCACCAGTAGACGGTGTTGGTGGTCAGCACGCCGTTGGGGATGGCGTGGGAGGTGGTGGCGCTGCCGGCCAGGGCCGTGTGCACCACGTTCGTCATGTCCTCCTCGGTCGCCACGCGGAACTCGGCGTTCGACTGCGCCACGCCGTACAGGCTGCGGTAGCCGCTGCCCTGCAGAGTCGGCGTCGCCAGCACGTTGGTGGCGCCGTTCGCGGGTGTGGCGTTGACCGGCTGCGACACCTCCCAGGCGCGGCCGGCGGTGTCGCCGGGGAAGGCCACCAGGTGGTGCACCGTCACGTCCTTGCCCGACGGCCCGTGCGCCGCGTCCACCCGGAACTCCAGGACGGAGCCGCCGGACAGCGCGTACTCCTCGTCGCGGGTGCCGGCCTCGCGGGCGGTGGTGCTGACCAGTGCTGCGTCCAGCCACGCGCCGGCCGTGCCGGCGGTGCGGTACTGGACGCTCAGCTTGCCGTCCTTGTCGTCGCGCCGGACCACCACGCGGGCGTCGGCGTAGAAGCGCAGCGCCCGCACCGGGCGGGAGAACAGCAGCCCGCCGTTCTTCGCCACCGCATAGCCGGCGCGCACGTCCCAGGACGTGCAGGCCAGCGTGGCGCCGGACAGGGAGACGGCCAGTTCCTCCTTCGCGCGGAAGCGCGTGGCGGACAGGACGGCGTCCACCACCACCGGGTAGCCGACGCCGGTGCCGGTGTAGATGACGTAGGTGCGGCCCACCTGCAGGCCGGCGGTGTCGGCCACGTCCACGCTCTCGTCGCCGGCCACGGTCTGCACGACCGTCACCGGGGCGATGTCCGCCCAGCGGAAGCCCTGGGAGAACAGCTCGAAGTCGAAGCCCTCGTCCGACAGCTCCCACGACAGCGGCAGCGCGCGGCCGACGGAGCCGACGGAGCTGGCCTCCAGCGTCTCCAGCCGGTTGTCCACGCCGGTCAGCGTGGCGGCCTGCGCCTCCAGCCGGCGCTTCAGGTAGTCGGTGCGCTCCTTCAGGTTTTTGTGCGGCAGGTTGTCGACGCCGTCCGGGCCGCCGGCGACCGGATCGTCGACGGCCAGTTCATAGACGGCGGGAAAGCCCGGATCGGCAACGTCCGGGAGGTGGTTGGGGTCGGCCATGTGGCGCGCTCCTTAAACGAGAAGTTCCCAGGTGTCCCCGATCTGCATGTCCGGGGTCTTTTCGATGGGGCTGCGGACCTTGCGGGCCACCAGCGTGCCGCCCTCGGTGAAGAGGCCGATCTCGGTGATGGCCTTGCCGTTCGCCTCGCCGCGCAGCAGGGAATAGGTGAAGCGCAGCAGGCGCGGGTTGTCGGGGTCCATCTCGAACCCCGACAGGGGTTTGACGAAGGCGTTGGTCAGGGTGGTGTCGTTGAAGTCTTCGGGGTTCGTCCCGGTGCCGAAGCCGATCTTGGCGACGACGCGGGCGGGGTCGCCGGTGGCGAGCAGCTCCCGCAGGGACGCGTAATAGCCTTTGGTGATCACGTGGTTACCTCGCCGCTGTCGTAGACGATGGTGGTGAAGGCCGCGTCGGTGGCGATCTGCCATTGCGACGCGGCGTGGGTGTCGGCGCTGCCCACCGTGGCGAAGGCGGAGCCCTGGAGCGTCGGCGTCTTCGTGGTGCCCAGCGCCCCCGCCGCGGGGGCCTGGTTCACCGGCGGCAGAACGCCGGAGGCGACGCTGCCCAGACCGTTGAGCTTGGCCTTGTCGGCGGCCGACATCAGCCCGGCGGTGGCCGTCGTGGCGTTGCCCAGGTTGCCGGCGTGCCAGACGTAGTTGCCGGCCACGGCCGGGGTCGTCTCGAACGACACCAGCCCGCTGGCCCTCGACACGTTGATCGCCGTGCCCAGGTAGGCCCCGGCGTCGCTGTAGCGCATCAGCACGAAGGCCGAGCCGGCGTTGGAGCCGCCCTCCGTCCCGCTGTCGGCCCCCAGGTGCCAGCGGTTGGACGTGCCGCTGCGCCAGTTCAGCAGGCGGTAGTTGCCGGCGGAGCGGGACAGGATCAGGCCGTCCTGCACCCCCACCGTCAGCGAGCCGCCGAAGGCGATGGAGCCGACGCCGACGCCGCTGCGGCTGACGGTCAGCCAGGGCGTTTCGGCCGAGCCGTCGTCCGTCAGCGTGCGCCAGATCATCTGCTGCCCGTTGACGAGCTGCTGCCAGCGCCTGTTGTTGGCGGTGCCGTCGGTCTCGTGGAATTCGAAGACCGGGAACGCCGCGCTGGCGATGAAGGAGCCGGACGCCAGGGTGTTGTTGGCGTCGCGCTGGGCCAGGGTGCCCGCCGTGGCCGCCGTGGCCGGCGTCATGCCGTCCAGCTTCGCCTTGTCGGTAGCCGACAGGAACCCCGCCGCGCTCTGCGTCGCCACCGCATGGGCCCCGCCGCCGCTTCCCGCGTGGCTGGACGGAACGGCGTCGGTGATGCCGTATCCCGCCAGCGTCGTGGGATTGGTGCCGCCGATCACGTGGCCGTTGCCGTCCACCGTCACCGACCGGTAGGTGCCGGCCGCGACGCCCGAGGCCGGATGCACGTAGGCGTTGGCCCCCGTTGCGATGCCGTCGAGCTTCGTCTTGTCCGCCGCCGACAGGAAACCGGCGGCCGACGCCGTGGCCTCGCCGTGGGCGTGCACGGCGGGCGCCGCGCCGACGTCCGTGTGGGCAAGCACGACCGCGCCGGTCCTGGCGTTGACCGAGGCGACGGTGTTGACCTGCGCCCCGGCGGCGATGCCGTCCAGCTTCGCCTTGTCGGCCGCCGACAGGAAGCCGGCCACGGACGCCGTGGCCGCCGCGTGCGCCGCCCCGCCCGCCCCCGCGTGGGACAGCGGGGCGGCGTCGGTGATGCCGTAACCGGCCAAGGTCGTGGGCCTGCCGCCCAGGTCGGCGAACTGGCCGGAGAAGGCCAGCGCCGCCAACTCCGTGGCGTCCACGGTGGTCTTCACCCACTTGGCGGCACCGGCCGCCGCGTCGACGCAGCGATAGGCCTCGTCCGCCTGAACGTCGACCCACAGGGAGCCGACCAGCCACCCGGCGTTCGCGTCGTCGGCAGCCCCCGGCGGCCGGGTGGCGGAGACGTTGTAGGGCAGCGTGTTGTTGAGCTTGGCCGCCACCGCCGGGGCCAGCTGCGCCTCCGTCACGGCGCCGTCGAGATCGGCGAAGGACCCCGACGTGGCGACCGGCGCCAGATCCGGCGGCTGCACCGCCGTGTCGGCCCTGGCGCCCTGCGCGGCGCTGGCGAACGCGCCTGCGTCGCGGGACGCCGCCGAGCCCAGGGCCGGCCGGTCCAGCAGGTCGGCATAGCGGCCGGTGCGCGCCACCGCCGCCAGCGCCGCCAGCATGCCCTGAAGCTGCTGGAGCGGCACCGGCTCCATGGCCGTGCCGGCGTTGCGGGACAGGGCCAGCGGCCCCGTCATCGCCCCGCCGGCCAGCGGCAGCGCCCCCAGATCTTCCGCCCCGGCGGGGATGTGCGGGCGGTGCGCCAGATGATAGTAGGATCCGGACAGCGCGACCTGGGCCAGCTGCGCCAGCCGCACGGCGTCCTCCGGCATCTCCATGCCGGCGTCCAGCCGCGCCGTCAGGCCGGCGAGGCGGGACTGCAGATCCTGCACTTCCGATTTGATGGTGGCGAAGTTCGCGCGCACCCGGGCGGTGTCCGCGTTCCCGGAACGCGGCACCGTCACGTCGATGTTGCTGGTCATGGGCTACGCCTCGTCCCACTCGGTGGTGTCGCCGTCCCATTGCGTGGTGTCGTAATCCCACACGGTCTGAAGGACGGTGTTGCCCTGCTGGGTGTAGTAGGTCGTCTCCAGCGGCCCGAAGGCGCGGGAACCGTTGCGCCGGAAGGACGCATCGCGCGGATGGCGGCGCACGGCGGCGCCGTACACCGGGCCGTCCAGCGGCCGCCCATCGGCCCAGGCCGCCGGATCCGGGTGGACCAGGAAGCCGGGGATCTCCGGCCACGCCGCGCGGGCGTCGTCCAGCGCCACCCGCCGGACGGGCGGCCACACGTCCAGCGCCCCGGTGTCGCCGCGCCGGTGGACGCCGGAGAAGCGGATGGCGCCGTCCCGCGACACCCCCACCCCGCGCCGCACCTCCAGCCGAAGGCCGACGTGCAGCATCGCCTGCACGCGCGGCCGGCCGAAGCGCAGCCCGGTCCAGCGGACGGCACCGTCGCGCGGCGCCCCGGCGCCATAGGTGAACGCCCCGTCCCGCACGTACCGGGTGGGCGCCGCGCGGCGGTGCGTGCCGTCGCGCCAGCCCGCGCGGACGCCGGACGGATGCAGCCCGACGTGCAGGGCCGGCGCCGCGGCGGGGGGCGCGTTCCGCGCCTCCGACAGCGTGGCCTTCAGCTCGATCCGGTGCAGGTGGGAGCGGGCGTTCTTCCACACCGCGATGGCCGTGCGCGCCCGGGCCGCCACCGAATCATCGAACCCCTTGTCGTTGCCCAGGTCCAGGGTGACGGAGAACAGCGCCCAGCGGCGCCCTACGTTGTAATCCTCGGTGCCGTCGCGCCGGAACGCGCCGTCGTGGCGCAGCACCGGCTCCCCCTCGTGCAGGGTGGCGTCGCGGAAGCCGGCGGCCCGCAGGCCGCGCCGCACGGCGAAGGGCGTGCCCTTGTAGCGGTGCAGGTCGACGGCGGCCGCGACCATGTCGCGCTGCTCCTGCTCCGTCGTCGCCAGCGTCCATTCCTCGCCGATGGACAGCGACCACGCCAGCCACGGCAGGAGGTGGGCGGGGATGGCCTGCGGGTTCCACAGGTCCCGGTTGGGCACCAGGACGGCGGACAGCCGCCCGATGGTCGCGGCGATGGCCGTCTCCGCCACCGTCGCATTGGACGGCAGAAGGGATTCGGTCATTTACCCCTCCTCCACGGTGATGGTGATGGCCTCGCAGAAGGGGGCGGAGTCCGGCCCCACCTCCAGGTCGGCCGCCGGCTCGGCCAGCCGGACCGTCCGGCAGCCCGGCTGGTGCAGGGCGGCCAGCAGGCCGGACACCGCCACCCCCGCCCCGATGGCGTGCCGGCCGGCGACGTAGGCGGCCACGGCGTCCTCCGCCGCCCGCTTCACCACCAGCGCGTCCGGCCCGGACTGGACGTGCAGCGTGGCGGTCACGCGGTACGGCGCGATGGCGGCGGACACCACCTCCACGCTGTCGGTCAGCGGCCGCACCGTCTCGTCCGACAGGGCCGCCTGCACGGTGGCCAGCAGCGCGGCATCCGCCGCCCCGCCGACGGCGCGCGACAGCACCACGACCCGGACCTTGCCGGGATAGGGGCTCCGCACCGCCACGTCCTTCACGTCGGCTGTGGCGGACAGGGCGTGGAACCGGTAGGCGCCGGTGGCGCCGGCCGTCGGATAGCCCTCCAGCGCCAGGACGATGCGCTGGCGGAACCGGGCGTCGTCCTCCAGCACCGCCGCGCGCGGCGGGTTGGCGGCGGGGTCGGCCGGCGTCACCACCAGCCGCCGCACGTTCAGCAGGGCACCCAGGTTGTCCAAGTCGGCGCCGGCGGCGGTCGCCACCAGCACGCCCCGCGCCGCGTCGTTCACGCGCTGGCGCAGCAGCAGCTCGCGGTAGGCGGCCACCTCCAGCACCTTCATCACCGGGTCGCTCTCGACGGCGGCGGAGAATTCGGGCCAGCGGGCCTGCAGGTCGGCGCGCATGGCCGCCAGGATGGTCTCGAAATCCAGCGCCTCCACCACCGTCGGGGCGGGGAGCTGGGAAAGGTCGATCGCGGGCATTGCCTACTCCACAACGATGCCGTCCATGGTCACGCGCTGACCGTCCGGCCGGTAAATGCCTTCCAGCGACAGCTCCACCCGGCCCGGCCGGGCCTGGGCGATGCGGACGCGGGTGAGAAGGAGGCGCGCCTCCCACCGCCGCAGCGCCTTGGCGGTGGCGGCGTAGAGGTCCACGGCCAGCGCCGGGTTCATCGGCCGGTCCACCAGGTTCGGCAGGTCCGAGCCGTAGTCGCGCCGCATGACGCGCGTGCCGGTGCGGGTGGTCAGGATGTCCCGGATGGATTGGCGCAGGTGCGCCAGCCCGCCCAGCGGGCGGCCGGTCGCGGCGTCCATGCCCAGCATTGGGGTCTCCGCTGATGTGAGTGGTGGCCTAATGGCTGTGATGATTGGAGTTGCCGCCGCCGTCCATGACGCTGCCGCTGGCCGACACGTCGCCGGTCACGGCCAGCTGGCCCTGCATGCGGAAGTTGCCGGCCAGCGTGGCCGTGCCGCTCCCCCCGCCCGCCGACATGCCCACCGCGGGGGCGGCCAGCGTGATCGCGTCCGGCGTGACGGACAGGCGGGAGCCGCCGCATTCCAGCGAGACGCCGTCGTTCGTCAGCACCACCCGGGCCGCCCCCAGGTGCAGGGTAATGGTGCCGGCGGTCGGCACGTCCAGGGTCCAGGCGTGCGCCGCGCGGTCGTATTCCAGGACGGCCCCGTCCTCCCACACGGTGCGGGAGACGGTGGCCCGGTCGCCCGGTGCGGCGTGCTTCGCCTGGTAGACGGAGCCCAGCACCACCGCCTGGTTCAGGTCCCCGCAGGGTGCGGCGAGGACCACCTGCTCCCCCACCTCCGGCGGATGCCAGGAGCGGTCGCCGCCGGCCCGCGCGGCGGCCCAGGGCAGCCACGCGGTGACGTTGGGGCCGATACGCACCCGCACGCGGGCCTTGGCGTAGTCGGCGGCCTCCACGGTGGCGAAGTGCACCACGTTGGCGACGCGGCGCTCCAGGTCGACGAACTCCGGGGTCATCACCGCACCTCCGGCAGCTGGCCCTGCTCGATCCGCTGGTAGTCGTCCAGGTGGGCCGGGCCGGTGTTCGGCTCCCAGGAGCCGTAGAGCTGCGTGGGCGGCGGCGGCCCGTCCCCGGCCGGCAGGTGCGCGTGGTAGACGGCGCCGAAGGTCAGTTTGGCGACGACCGCCTGGCCATCGCCGCTGCCCGTCGCCGCCGTCGCCGTCCTTTCCAGCCGGATGCCCTCGACGAGGCCGCCCAGCGTGGGGTCGGCGCGCACCGCGCTTTCCACCTCCAGCGCCAGGGCGTCCGCCGCGTCGTCCGCGTTCGCGCCGGGGGCCGAGCCCTCCACCACGATGGTGAGCAGGCGCCGTTCCGGGCCATCCGCGTTCGCCGGGGCGCTGGCGTCCCGCACATCCTCGCCGGTGTGCACGGCGAGGCATGGCAGGCCGTTCGACGGCACCGGCGCGGAGCGGGCGGCGTACACCCTGTCCCCGGCGGCGGTGCGGTAGGACGGCGGGTCGGTGTCCGGCAGCGGCTGGCCCAGGTGGGCCACCAGCGCGTGGCGGATGACGGTTCTGGGGTGCATGGCGTTCCTCTCGTCGTGGTGTGACGGGGGGTGGTGTGACGGGGCGTGGCGGTGTCGCCGCGTCGCGGCCGGGCGCGGGGAGCGGGGTGCCCAAACAAAAACCCCCGCTCTCGTTCCAGAGCGGGGGTTCCGGCTGCGGCTGCGACACGAAGCGCCACGGTATCCAAGAGCTACCGGAAAACATGCCTATGTGTCAATCAAAATACGAATACATTCTTATCGACAATCTGCACCAGCGCCCCGGCCCTGGCTCCGTGGGATAGCGCCTGCTCCCTGGCCGATCCGCAGGTGATCGGCCAGCGCGTCCAGGGCGGCGCGCAACTTTGCAAGGTTGCGGGTGCCGCCGGCCCATTCCTCCATGCCGCACACGTTGATGGCCACCACCCCCGTGGGCGTGAGCGCCATGCCGGCGCCGGAGTCCCGCAAGGCGTCGCCACCACCGGCGGCAGTTCCCTTGGCCGCCTTCGTGGCCAATCCGCTGGCCAGAAGGACGCGCCACAGCGTGTTCCGGCCATCCAGCATCGGATCGGCGCCGCCGCCGCCGCCCAGGCGCTCGCCATAGCACGTCGTCATGGACGGCTGATGCACGGCCTTGCGGAAACACCGCGCCAGCCACGCCCCTGCATCGTGCTGACGCGAATCGAGCACGCCGCGCCGCCGGTAGGCGTCCAGCGGGCACGCGTCCAGCACCCGGACGCCAAGGGATGGCGGCGCACCGCCGTCCGTGGCGTCGCGCGCCTCCACCACATGGGCGGAGTGGCCCAGACGCTCCGGCGTGGCGGTTTGCAGCGCCTGATCCCTCGTGACCGGCACGTCCTGGCCCGGCGTGAAGGGCCGCCCGGGGCCGACACGCCGGTCTCTCCTGTCCTTGGTTCCCTTCGCCACGATCGTATCTCCATCGCTGGCACGTACACAAATATACTTTCACCGTATATAGTGTCCGCGCTTGCCGTGGGTCAACGCCAGAACGCCGCCGGGCGAATCCACTACACGTATTGAATCCATCGCCGGGATTGCGGCTTGCCTTCCTTCCGATTGCGACTGTCACCCTGCGCGCACGGCGAACGATGGTTGAGCGGGACTTGGCACCCGCGCCTTGACAGGCCCTCTCGTCAGGCTCATAGTCCTATTAAGAGAATAAAAGCCGCGACAGCACCCCCGAACCGCGAGGCGAGTTGCCATGCAGCGTTGTTTTGACAGTCTGGCGAGGAACGGCGGGTGGATGCGGGAAGGCGACGACCCGGACCCGCGCGGCGGGCGGATCGTCCGGTGCCTGTGTTGCCATGGCTCCGGCCCGAGCCGGGATCATGTGCGGCACGCGCGCTGGTGCGGCATGCCCGCGGCGCTGGAGCGGTTCGCGGCGGAGGGGCTCGAGCCGGCGGACCTTCCGGCTCCCGGTGCTGGCTCGGCCGGCTACGTCGGCCTGATCTCCACCACCTTCTCCACCCACAGCAGGGAATCGAGGGGAATGGTGGACGCGTTGATGCGCTCCAGCACATAGCCGCCGCGCACGGCGCGCAGCCAGCCGAGCACGGTGCCATGCCGTTCGTCGGCGGCGACGCACAGCTTGTCACGGCACTCCGCCGGGTTGGATCCGGCCTTGTGGTCGTGCGCCAGCACCAGCCAGCCGTTGCCGAACGGCGCCAGCGCGTCGGTGTCTATGCGATAGGCCACCAGCGGCCGGTCGTCCGGGGCCGGTCGGGCCGCGACGCGCTCCTGATCCGCGGCTCCGCGGCGGACGAAGCCGCCTTGCCGGATCGCCCCCAGCAGAGGCGCTTCCTCCCTGTCCGCCCCGTTCACCACCGGCGGCGGAGCGATGCTCAGTCCTTTGCCCTTGAACAGCGCGTACAGCCTGTTCAAGTCCTCGACGTTCGGCTGGACGACGTCCTTTTCCCAGCGCGAGATGCTGGCCTGCTTGACATCGATCTCGGCCGCCAAGTCCTCCTGCCTCAGGCCCGCGGCCTTTCGCCATGCACGAAGCCAGGACCCTATGGTGCGGGCGCCTTCGCTCTCCACGGCAGCGGCCATTGCCACGTCTCCTTCCTCACGCGACGGGTCGACCGTCCGACCGGGCACGAATATACCATATATGGATTCGTGCGTTCACGGCGTGCACGGTCCACCCACAAGGCAGCGCTGAAGGATCTGGCGCCGGAAGGCGGCAACGCCCGCGCCTTGCCGGTCGTGCCGGCCGGCCGCGGCCCCAAGGCGGATGGCCAAGCCCCAGAACGGGCGAAGGCCAGCAACCCGTTGAGGTTGCTGGCCTTCATGGTGGGCGCGACAGGGATTGAACCTGTGACCCCTACGATGTCAAGGGATCCTGGGAACCCAAAAAATGGCGGATTTCCTAGGTTTCCGAAAAGAACAATGGTGGAACTTGGGGGCTTTTGACGCCGATTTCCGGACAGCTTCCGGACAGTTGCGGGCACCTTTGTTCACTTACCGTTCTGATAGCTACGGCACCGAGCGACCGCCAACCACGGCCAGCGCCGGACCGTCCTGCAACTGCGCCGGTGCGTCCTGGAGGACAAGGCGACGAGGACCGCGCATGTGCCTGTCGACCTCGCGCAGGTAGTCGTCGAGGGCGGCCTTGGCGGTCAAGCAGTAGTCAGGATCGTGCGGGCTGTAGATGCCGGTCGTCTGATTCTCCGTCACGACGAGGTGACCGAGCATGATGCTGATCTCGTCGCCCGGCACCCGGCGGCGGCGCAGCGCCCGGCCGAGCGTGTGACGGAAACTGTACGGCTGGACCTTGACGCCCTCCTCTGACGTCAGCAGGCGTCGGCGGCGCACCTCGGCGGGCGTCTCCGCTTCCGGCAGGCCGGACAGGTCGGCAGGCCACACCCGCGCCCGCAACGCCCGCCACCCGACCTTGACCGATGACACGGGCTTTGCCGCGACCGTCTTCGGGGCGTCGCTGCGGGCGCGCGGCGCGCTGGGGTCCTTGGACTTGGTATAGGCGACGTAGGGCAGCGGGCCATTGCCCCACTTGTCCAGCCACGGACGAAGCGTGTCGCAGATCGGGACGATGCCGCGGCGCTTGCGCGTCTGCTTCCGGCCCTTCGGCAGCAGGTTGATATAGCCGAACTCCCGATTGACCTGCGCCGAGGTCAGGTCCAGGACGGCGTCCGGGCGCGCCATGGTGCACAGCATGAGCACGCAGAAGCGCCATAGATGCTCGCTGTCCGCCGGGATGTTGTCGAGCAGGCGCGCCACCTCCTCGACCGACAGAGGACGGCCCTTCGGGTCCTTGCTGCGCTTCTCCTCAGCCCCCTCGACATCCATCACGTAGGGCGCCGACGCAATGTACGAGTGCTTATAGGCGTGCTTGAGGGCCGCCCGGCCGGTCGCCATGATGCGGCTGATGTAGCCGTCGGACTTGCCGAGGCCGCGCAGATGCTCAACAAACCGCTTTTGCCGGTCGAGCCGGACTTCGTCGACCGTGGCCTCGCCCCACCACTCCGCCCAGAAGCGCAGTTCGATCTTGGCCTGCTTGGCGCTAACGATATTCGAAGCGTGTTCGTCCCAGTAGTAGACCAACACCGACGCCAGCTTGACCGCCGACGGGGCCGCCTGCTGAGGACGGTATTCGGCTGCGACCAGTTCGGCCAGCTTACGCTTAGCCTCCTCCAGGTCGGACGTGCCGAGGCTATACCGGCGTTCGTCGCTGATAACCGGGTCGTACTTTGCCCGATACAGCTTTCCAGCCCGTTCAACGATGTACCAGTCGCCGTGCACCGCCAGCTTGCGGTCGTCCTTCCCCTTGCGATGTCCAGCCATTCGCTGTCCTCCTCATGTCGACCGGCTGCCTCTTCAGGACCGGGGCACCACCCCCGACCTACGTCGTGCAACCGCAGATCGCGATCTCACGACGTTTCGGCGTTTCGTCAAGAAAAATACGTAACTCTCACCGGACGCGCTTTGCCGACCCAAACGTCTTAAGGGCCAGAGCCAGCGATCCGGATTGCATATGACTGGATGCGTTGCTGTTTGACGGCAAAGACATCTCGGACACGATCTCGTCAGAACTCACGACACGTGCCCGACACTTGCGGGTGCGCTGAGCAAGGTAGTCGGCAAGGTGCTGCTCGGTATAGCGGACCTTTCCAGCCGACGCCTGAACGTAGTCAATTTCACCGGCGCGGCGGATGCGCCCAAGGCGCTCAGATGTGATGCGCAGGTACGCAGCGGCTTCGGCTTCGGTGTAGAGCGCGGGCAGTCCCATGCAGATCTCCAATCAGGGGGAACTCTTGTTAATGTCGGGAGTCTTGAGCGCCCCACCCCGGCGCGTAGTGGGCCGCTAGGTTTCGAAGGCGGCGAGCATCCGGGCGAGCGCCCCAACGGCCTCTTCGGCGGCGCGCTCGTCCTCGGCTGCACGACGAACCGCCTCCTCGGCCTCGTCCGCGGTCAGGGCCTCCAGGCCGACGAGGAGGTCGAAGGCGCCCTGGACCGCGGGGTCGACGTCCAGCGCCATAGTGGCGCGCAGCACCGGCACGGCGCGCAGGGCGGCGTACACAAGGTCAGCGGCGGACCTCGTCAGCACTACGTCCCGGCGCACCACCGGCGACAGGTGGGACAGGACGGCGGCATCGAGCAGACGATACCGGGCATCCTCCACCCACCAGTGCGCCGCCCGCGCCCCATCCGCGAACCACACGTAGCCCGCCTTGACCTCGGCGTACGGAGCGTCGTCGTCCTCGTCGTACAGCCAGAGGTCGGCCAGCGTGTGGAGGGCGTACGGGACGGACATGCCCCAGCGCCAGCCGGTGAACTCGCGGAAGTCCTGGACCTTGAGCATCGGTCAGCCCTCCACCTAGGCCGCGCGGCGCGGACGGCCGACAGTGTGCGGCAGCGCCGCCCAGGCGTGCGCGGCGGCATCGGGGATGTGGTAAGCCCCCTTGACCTTGCGCGCCGGCAGCTTGCCGCGCTTGATGGCGTCGCGGACCGTTGTCCCGGTGACGGAAGCCAGCGCCGCAGCCTGCGTGACCGTGACGGTTCCGTCGAGCTCCGGCGGCGGCACGGGGCGAGGCCGTTCGGCGCGGACCTGGGGCGCAGCGGCGGGCATCTTGCGCGGACGCCCGCCGGTGTGCGGCTGGGCCGCCCAGGCGAGTGCCTCGGCGCGGGGGATGCGGTGCTGCCCGAAGACCTTGCGCGACGACAGCTTCCCTTTGTGGATGGCGAGGTTGACCGCCGCCCGCGTGACCCCGGCCATCGCCGCCAGTTCGGGAGCCGAGACCGTCTCGTCGAGGTGCTGCCGGTAAGCCTGCACCAACTCCGCGATCAGGAAGTAGCGGCGGCCGTTCGGGCTGATGTTGGCAAAGGTGCCGTTGTGAATGGCGGCATAGACCACGTCATCCCCGACGCCCAGATAGCTCGCGGCTTCCTGAACGGTCATGCGGGCCTGCTTCGTCTTACGTGCCATGGAAAGTTCCTTCTGCGGATGAAGTGTTGGGACCGGGGCTTGCGCGCCGGTCAGGCGTCGGTGTTCGCCGTGCCGCGTTCGGCCTCGGCGATGGCGAGGGTCAGCGCCAGCGCACGGCGGACGAACTCGGGGACCGTCATCCCGACCGCCTCGCTGGCGGCGGCGACGCGCTGGCGCAGGTCCGGCGGGACGACGAAGGCGGAGGGCGTGCGGGAACGCCGCTTGGCCGTCCCCTGGCGGGGCGGCGCGACACCGGTCAGAAACTCAATGAGGTCAAGCTGGTGTGCCATGTTCACCCCCGTTGCGGGCGGCGGGATGCCGCCCGGTTGCGTGACGGTTCGGCTTGGCGTCAGACGGCGCTCGGGCGCGGCTTGCCGTTCCAGGCGACGGCGTCGTCGACCGTGATGCGGTAGGCGCCATCCACGACCTGAGCGCGCAGGCTGCCGCCCCGGATGGCGTTGCGGACCGTGGAGTGATGGACGCCCGCCAGTTCGGCAAGCTGCGTGACGGTCAGCGTGTCCTCGATGTCCTCGACCGGCCGACGGCGGGTGCGCTCGTACTCATCGACCGAGTCCACCGTCACCCGCTTGGCCGCCCCAGGCTGGCCGACGACGACGAGACGCCCGCGCCGGATGGCCTCGTAAACAGCCGTCGCGCCGACGCCCAGGTACGCCGCGACCTCGGCAATCGTCATGGTCGACACCGTCTCGGCGACCGGCTGCGGCGCGACGTCGAGCACCGGCGCGGGCCGGGCGGTTCCGCCGGTCAGGACACTGCGCAGTGCGGCGGACAGCCCGCGGACCTCGTCCAGCACGTCGTCGAGCGTCGCACGGATGGCGTCCAGGGCGGTCTCGGGTGTGGCGGCGGGCGCGTCCTGGACAGCGGTCTCGCGCACCGACACCGGCTTGCGGAAGTGTTCGGCGTCGACGCGGGCGCGGTAGTCGGTGCGGCTCACGGGAGCAAGGATGGCCGAGGAACGGAGCGCGGTCCGGCGCGGCTCCGCGCGCTTCGGCGTCGCGCAGGTCGGGCACAAGCGGCGGCGCCCCTCGAACTTCCACCCCTTGTTCGCGAAGTTCTTCTGAACCTGCTGCGGCGGCGCGTTCGTCGGATAGTGCGAGGTCTCGTCGTGCCCGCACATCGTGCATGTGACCCGGTGCACCGTGCGCGGCATGCCGCCGACAAGCTGGCGGACGACCTCGACACCGCACGCCGCCGCCAGCGCGGCGGCCATCTGGGTATTGCTGCTCATGGGTCCCCCTTCACTTCGCTTTTGGGTGACGCTGGCCTGGACTGCCATTCAGGCATGCCCCGAGCACAGGTCTCCCGTTGCGGGCGGCAGGGATGCCGCCCGGTTGTTGCCGGTCCGGTTGTCGGTGCTGGTGTTCGGCTAGTGGAGCAGCGTGCGGCGCGGCTCGGCGAGGCAGCGGGCACCGTAGAGGGCGAGGAGCGCCGCCTCGGCGCGCCCGTCGTGCTTCACCAGAGGCCAATGCGCGGCGTGCCGCGGCAGCAGTTCGGACGCCCGCAGCCGGGCGGCGCTCTTGTCGGCCGGGACGCGCAAGGCGCGCTTCCACACCTGGGGCGTCACGGTCGTTGTCGGGGTGAAGTTCGCGGCGAGGATGCCGAGCAGCAGGCCACAACCGAGCCCGAAGGAGAAGGCGCCGACGGCCCCCTCGCCCGGCATGACGCCCACCTGTTCGACCCAGGCATGCGTGATGTCCTGGCGGTCGAGGAGGTGCGCCAGCGCGACGCGGTCGATGACCTGCCGCCCGCGGCCATCCTTCGCCAACGGCATATCGTGAACGTCGAGGACTCCGGTTCCCGGCCAGTAGAAGGCCAGCGCGCCGCTCTTGCCCTGGTCAACGCCAAGGATGAGGGTCTTCATCGGTCCGTCTCCTCAAGCCGTTGCGCCGGGCGTGGCGGGCGTGACGGTGCGTTCGGTGAGGAACTCGGCGACGGCGTCGGCCGGGTACAGGATGCGGCGGGCGGAGACGCGGACATACCGCGGGCCAATGCCGAGGAGGCGCCACTTGGCGAGGGTCTGCCGCTGGACGCCGAGGCGACGGGCAGCCTCCAGGCTCGGCAGCATCTCGGCGAGTTCGTGTTGCGCGTGCTTCATCGCGTTACCCCCTATCTGATAGAGGGAACTTAGCGCGACAATGACGATTAGTCAATATCAGTTATTGATATTCATCGCAGAAAATGTTTTCTGTCGCGCCGCCAGTTAGCATGCGGTAGCGCGCCGATGCCGATACCGGCTCACGAGTAGGTGATCGCCGCGACGCGGTGCAGCGCGTGCGCTTCGCCGAGCGGCAGCCGGATCGGCTCACCGGCCGGGGACACCAGCAGCACCCCGTCGGCGTCCCGGTGGAGGAGCCGGTACAGGCCTCGCGTGCCGTCGCTGGACGTGTGCAGGACACGGTCCCCCGGTCGGGGCTGGTACGCGGGTGTCAGCCAGATCAGGTCATTGAGGCCCGCCCAGGCGCCGCAGCGCGGAGCGAGATCGGGGCCAACGATGACGCCGTACCCGGCGGGGTCGGGACGCACGGCCGACGCCAACGCCGACAGCGGCACGGCGGCACTGGCGACGAGGACGGCGCTGTCCGGCGCGTCTATGGGGCCGGTGTCGGCGGCACGCATGGCGGGCGCCCGGCGGGCCGTTGCCTGCGGCTGGGCGGGCTGGGGGGACGGCGGCTGGAGGCCTTCCGGGGCGTCACCGGCGCCGTACCATACCCACCCCGGCGACACCCCGAGGGCGTCGGCAATGCCCTGCCGCATCTCGGACTGACGCGGGACACGCCCCTCGCGATACACCTTGTGAATCAGCGCCTTGGCGTTTTCGTACCGGATACCCGAGGCGTCGGAGAGCGCACGCGCGACGGCGGCCTGATCGAGGTTGCGCATCGCCATCACGGCTTGCACCCGCTCCATGATGGCCGCCGATTCCTCCTGCGTCCGCCGCGTCATCGTCCCGCTCCGGTTCGTGTCAACTTTGCGGACCCTACCGTCGCTGAAGGGTAACGGCAAGGCCTCTGTTGACAAAGAAAACGCTTAGAAAGCGATTCGAGGAGGCGGAAACGAAAAGGGCTGCCGTGCATCACGCCGCCGTCGCTTGCCCGCTCAAGGCCCGGATCTTGGCCTCGTCCTCGACCTCGGCGAGGGCGTGCCGCATCGCATGGCGTGCCCCCAGGTACGGGGCCGACACCAGCAGACGGGCCGCCCCGCCGATGACCCGCTCACGCTCCCCCGGCGGCATCGCAGGCCACTCCGCGGCGATGACCTCGTCGGCGACCGCCTCGACCTCGGCGAGCGCGCTGCGGAGTCGGCGCGCCTCGGCGGCGTCCGCGCGGACGGCGGCGATGGCCTGCCGCACCTCGGACGCGCTCCACGCCGGGCGCGGGAGCAGGCAGGCGATGGGGGAGATCGGATAGGGATGACGCAGCAGGCGCTTGGTCGCACGCGCGATGACCTCGGCGTGGTCGTCGTCCGGGACCGGCGGCAGCACGCCGCCGACCGCCGCCGCAACATCCGCCGCCGCGCGCTCGGTCTGGTCCTGCCGGTCCTGGACAATCGTGCGCACGCGGTCGACCGCCGTCAGCGTCGGCAGCCGATAGAGCCAATCCGCGTACCGCTTGGCGTCGGCCTTGCTCATGTCCGGCAGGGCGCGCCGGATTTCATGGTACGCGGACACGGCCCGCATCGCCGCGGCAAAGCCGAGCAGGACGGCCCGGTCACCGGGCTCGCCGCGCACGTGGAACCGCCCCGACCACGTCAGGGTCACTTTGCGCCACGCGCGCGGGATCTCGGCCCACACCTCGGGCGTGACCTGCCGCGGGCACCCGTCGCCGTCGATGATCCACCGGTGACGGTCGGCCCAGGCCTGCTCCTCGGCCGCGCGCTCGGCGTCCCGCTCGGCCTGCGACATGGCCGCCCACCTCTGCCGGTCACGGTGCAGCAGAATCGCCAGACGACGGCGCTCCGCCGCGTCGGCGGCCTTGCGGGCCGCGTGCAGATGGGCGGCCTGCTCGTCCGTCAGGGTCAGGCCAGGGGGAACCTCCCAGGCGTGCCACGGGGCGTCAGGGTCGGCCTGCTCGGACAGGGTCAGGCCGAAGGACGTCGCCAACGCCGCCAAACGACGGGACTCCGCCGTGTGCCAAACAGCCTCGACCTCCGGTTGAGCGGCAGGCCGGGTGAGACCGACCCTTGCCGAACCGGCGACCCTATCAGGGAAGAACTCCTTGTTGTATCTCTTAGAAATAGGGTCGCGAGTTCGGCAAGGCGGAGTCTCACGGTCGGCCCCGTCCTGACCGTCGGCCTGCCGGGTGCGCTCGGCAGCCTTGCGGCGCATGTACGTGGCGCGGCTGACCCCCAGCTTTTCCCACGGCTTGCGGTCGTCGGAGGGCGCGGCAGCGTCGGCCGTCGGCTGCGGCTCGTCGTGCTCGTCTCCACGCGCGATGCGGCGGACGGCGGCGACGGTCTCCTCGACGCAGCGGCGCCACTCGGCGGCGCGCCGGTAGCGCCATGTCCGCTCGGGGATGCCCTCGACCTCCCAGGGCTTCGGCCCCGGCGCGGCCCGCACCTCCTCGGCCGTCGGCACGCCCTCGGCGCGGCGGCGCAGATGGCTGCGCCGCCGCTCGCTGACAAGCGTCGTCAGGCCGAGCAGGTCGGCCTCGGTGTCGCTGATGGCGAACACCTCGACGACCTGGGCGATGGTGTAGTCCGACAGGCTGTCCTCGTCGGCGCCGACCGCCGCCATCTCCAGGCCTTCGAGCCCGCCGCGCGACCGCAGCCACTCCTCGGCAAGGCCCAGCTCGGCCCTCGCCTCGTCGCACCAGTAGGCGAGCGCGGCGACGAACGGGTCCGCGCCGGTGACGCCGTACACCAGCACGCCGACGATGTCGGCCTGGGCAAGGGTCATCTCGCCGCCGCGGGCGCTGACGACCAGCGCCAACTCGTCCAGCATCCGGCGGCGGGCCGAAACCCGGCGCTGCTCGTTTTCGGCCGACGCCTTCGCCGACAGCCTGCGCTTTTCCTGTTGCGCCATATCGCCCCCTCACGTTCGCCCGTTCGGCCGTCGCACCTCATCGAACGGTAACGCAGCAATCACTGTCCGTCAATATTGGATACCAATTGGAGTCTTTTGATATCGAAATGCCTTGCGCCAAAAGGGCTACCGCACCTATGATTCCTTAGGGAACGCCTTCGGCAGGGAACGTCATGACGCGGCAGAAGATTGACCTCTGGGATCTGGTCGTCTGGACCGTGCTGCGTCAGCGCGCGACCGATGACAACGTCGGCCTGCACACGGTCGAACTACACGCGCTTGCCGCCGCCCAGGGCTGGGAACCGCGTGGCTCCACGCTGGACGGGACGGCCACGCTCGAACGCCGCGCCGGGCTCGGCTGCGCGATTGACGGGGGGCCTGTCCGAGGGGTCGCGCCGCAGACCCACCCCGACGCCGAGGCTGTGAGCGACGCGATCAATCGGCTGCCCGCCCGGTCGCGGGCGGCCATCCTGTGCGCCGCCCGCACCGGCGAGGCCCCCGGCTGGATTGACCCGCGCTGGCAGCGCCTCGTGTCCCTGCCCGCCCGCAGCGGCGCGGGCCGCGGTGTCCGCTACCGGGTCGACGCCGCCTGGGAGGACACGCCCGAGCGGTCGGTGATTGCCCGGCTGTACCTCAGCCAAGGCCTGCCCATCCTCGACCGCCACGGCCGCAGCGTCCTGGAGCGCGAGGAGCGCGCCTTCACCTTCCGCCGCGCCGAGGACGGCAAGCGGCAACTTCGCGTCCGCTGGTGCCCGGTGGAGCCCTCGCCAAGCGACGACGTCATCGCCTGGACGAACAGCCTCTACGCCGACTGGCACGCGGGGATGATGGCGCTTCTCGGTGAACTGCTGGACGTGCGTTTGCGCGATCACGCCATCACGGGCTTTGCCGCCGCGGCCCGGTCGTGGGAGGCCTGACCATGACGACGACTGCCGACCAGTCCCCCACCATCGCCCGCGACGCCGCCCTGCTGGCGCGGTGGCGCGCCGGTGAACGCCGCGCCCTGGACCGCCTGCTTATGCATTACGAACCGTGGGTGCAGCAGCGGGTGAACAAAGCTGCGCGCACCGCCAGCGCCGACCTCCGCGACGACGTCGCCCAGGAAGCGCGCGTCGCCCTGCTGCGCTCTGCCCAGCACTGGGACCCGGCCAGCGGCGTGACGCTGATGGGCTATGCGGCGCCCGCCGTGGAGCGCGCCTGCTGGCTGGCCGTGACCGTCAACACGGCCGACCCGATGGTACCCGAGTCGGTCATCCGAAACCGGCTTCCTGCGGTTTCCCGCGCCGCCCGCAGTATCCGGGCCGAGCGCCCCGACATCACCGAGGGCGAGCTCGTCGCCGAGGTGTCAGCCCGCCTGGATCTCCGCTGCTCGCTCGTCGAGCGCCTGCTCGTCATCGGCGCCCGTGCCCCCAACGTGGCGTTGGACGAGCCGGTGACGAATGACGGAGAGGAGGCGCCGACTCGCGCCGACTTCCTCGCTGACCCGCTGGCTGCAGAGCCCGACGACGACATTTACCGCGCCCAGCAGCGCCGTCTCCTGCGCGCCGCCATCGCCAGCCTGCCGAACGAGCGCGACCGGCGACTCATGGAGGCCCGGCTGTACCGGCGGCCGCACAGCCCGCCGAGCCTGCGTGAGCTTGCGCCGGAGTTCGGCATCACCTTTCAGCGGCTTGGACAGATCGAGGCGCGAGCCATTGCGCAGGTCAGGCAGGCCGTTCGCGGGCTTGGTGGTCTATAG